CCTGAATCAAATGGAGGAACGTGACTTAGAAGAGAAACTTGAACATCGAGCCGAACCTAAATCAGTCAAATTCAAGATTGATGAAGAAGCGCGAACTGTGGAGTTTCCCTTCTCAAGTGAGATGCCAGTTGACAGAGGCTATCTAGGCAATGAGGTGCTCGACCATCGAGCAGAGTCGGTTGACCTATCTCGTTTAAAAGATGCTGGTCCGTTGTTATTCAATCATGACAGAGACAAACCAATTGGTGTTGTCGAGGATGCGTATCTCAAAAATAAGCGAGGCTATGTAAAGGTTCGTTTTTCTGACAATCCTTTTCCTTCTGAAGTATTTAACGATGTTAAATCAGGAATACTAAGAGGTGTAAGTACTGGGTATGCCGTAAACAAAACGGTCGAAGAATCCAGTGAGGATGGTGATAGTAACCAGTACAGAGTGGTTGCGTGGCAGCCGTTGGAAGTATCGATTTGTAGCTTGGCTGCAGACCCCTCCGTTGGTGTAGGACGTAGTGCTAATACTACGCAGCAAAAAGAAACATCTAATATATCTAAAGAACAGCGTGAAGACGCTGTAACTGCGACTCCTGTCGCACCACCTAAACCTAAACCTCCAGTTAAAACAGTAGACATGTCTGCCACTCCAGAATCAATCGAAGTGGTGCGCGCTGAGACAGAGAAATCTGTACTTAGTAAAGAGCGTGCCCGCGTTGCATCTATTAGAGAACTATGTGCAACACACAAGCTTCCTGAGCTTGCAAAAACCGCAGAAGACAACGGTATGAGTATCGAAGAAACTCGTGCTAAAGCACTTGCTGAAATAGCAAAGAAGCCTGTCGAAACTGTCAGCCCAGTAGAACTAGATCAGAAACAACAAGAGCGTTATAGTCTCGTTTCTGGTATTCGTGCTGCCTTAACAGGTGACTGGAGTGAAGCAGGTTATGTTCGTGAATTGTCTCAAGAAGTAGAGAGAAGTGGATTGAAGCGTTCAGCAGAGCGTTCTTTCTTTGTTCCATTTACTGCTTTATCAAAAAGGGCGACATACGTAACTTCGGGAGCTACTACAGGAGGCAATTTAGTCGCCACTGATTTGTACGATCAAGATTTCATTGAGGCGTTACGAAATCAGTCGAAGATGATGTCTCTAGGTGTAAAGGCACTTCCGGGCCTCGTCGGTGATGTCGCGATTCCTAGAAGGTCAGGTGTGAGCAGTACGTATTACTTATCGAGTGAAACTACAGCGATAACACAGGCAGAAAGCACTTTTGATCAGGTACAGATGGTGCCAAAAAATTTAGCGGCACTTTCTAAATATTCTAGGCAAACATTGTTAACAGCAACTCCCGGAATCGAGGAGTTAATTAGAGGAGACCTTACTGATGGTTTGAATACTGCTGTTGATTTAGGAATCCTCAATGGGGCAGGTTCTAGTGGAGCTCCCACAGGAATCATGCAAACCAGTGGAATTGGTAGTGTAGCAATTGGCACAAATGGAGGTGCTGTAACGATCGAAGCTTTGGTCGATCTAGAGGAGCAAATTTTGATTGATAACGGCAATGTTTCAGACAACATGGCCTATGTGACCAACGCAAAAGTACTCGCAGAATTGAAGAAATTACGTGCGGGTGGTTCTGCTTCTGGCGATGGTTCCTTCCTTTGGAATACCGATCCTGCTTCTATCGGACGTGGCGGCACTCCGGGTTCTGTAAATGGTTATCCTTTAGCCGTTACAAACCAAGTACCTAGCAACCTAACTAAGGGATCTAGCTCCAGCGTTTGCTCTGCTATTTTGATGGGTGATTTCAGTCAGTGTTCAGTCGGTTTCTGGGGATCAGGCTTGGAGATAACTGTAGGAGAAGAGTCAGACGACTTTGCAAAAGCTCTTACTTCCGTCAGAGGGATTATTACCTATGACGTCGCCGTAAGACACGCCGAGTCCTTCGCTGCTTGTCTCGATATTACGACTTAATTGTTTATTGGGGGTCTTTACGGCCCCCTTTTTTTATCCATGAAAATCTTTACTACTCGCAGTGTGATTGCTAGCGGTCAAGCCTTAGATGCTGGCTCTGTATATGACGTTAGTGATAAGGATGCATCCATCTTGATAGGGATGGAAAAAGCTAGAGAAGCAACGGCAGAAGATGAAGCACCTGCATGCCCTCCTAAACCAAAGGCAAAGGCCAAGAAAGCAAAGGTTGAAGTAGATGGCAATCAATGATGATTTAAGCGCGTACCTTTCGGATTTCGGGGTTTCCTGTACATCTGGGAGTACGACTGCGTCGGGAATATTGGATCAGCCTTCTCAGGTATTAGCGGGAGATATGGTCCTTACAACTGATTACTTATTAACAGCAAAGGCCAGTGACTTTGGAAGTCTACTTTCAGGGGATGCGATCACTGTTGATTCTCAAAACTATGAAGTAAGAGAAACGAGACTTCAAGACGATGGTTCTTTTGTTGAAATTTCACTACAGAAGGTTTAACGATGTCTGAAACTAAAGAGACGGAAAAGACAGAAGAAAAAGAGATTATTACTGATCCCGCTACAGGGGCCAAAGTTTTTAAAGATGGTTCTCCTTGGATTCCTGAAAAATGACAACTATTCGAGAGAACATATTAGACGAACTTAAGAGTGTTCTTACAGGCACGACAAATGTCGGGGCGCGGATTTTTAGAGAACGTGTCACTCCTCTTGCAAACAGGAATGAGCTGCCTTGTTTAGTAATAGAACCTCTAAACGATAATGCCGACCTAAATCTTTCTTTGCCAAAGATTGATTGGACTTTAACTGTCACTATTTCCGTCATTGTTTCTGGTAGCTCCAGCACAACACCTTCAGAAGCTGCCGATCCTATTGTTGAATCATTGCACGCAAAAGTTGTTAGTGACTTAACCCTTGGTGGATATGCGATTGACGTAAGACCTCAATCAATGGAGTGGGAATTTCTAGATTCAGATCAG